ATTGCTCTGCCGACGCCATCAATGGCATTACTCCCTGGCGGCGTCGCGATGACCGCCACATAGCCGTCAGTAGCCGGCGAGTTCTTCCCAGATCGCCCAAACCGAGAACGTCCAAGTTCCAGTCGCCGGGACGTTGGCTTGAATGACCCAACCTTCGTTTTGCGCCATCACGTCGGGATGCTCGCCGGGCTGCGTATCGAAGAGCACCGAGCCGGGGTTAACAAGCGGTTGGCCGGCCGTGGCGAGAACGCCGACGGAAATCGAGCCGAGCGGGTTCGCGTCAAGCGTGCGGGTGCCGACGCCGAGCGTCGTATTCGAGGCAATGCGAACATCGCCAACAAGCGACGTTCCCATTGAGGCGGTGCGAAGCTTGCCGACATTGCCGGTCGGCGTGATCGCGGTGCCGTTCGTGTCCGAAGCGGTAAAGGATCGCGCGGCGAATAGCTGAAAGTTCGCAACGCCGGCGGTGAAGGCGGCGATAGCGCCGGCAGAAAACAGCACGCGGCGCAAGAGACAGAAGCGCGTCGCATCCGTCCAGCGAAAAGAGAAAATCGGCGAGTTAGCCGTGAGGCCCGCCGACATGACGCCGCTTGCTTGCGCGATCGAGTAAATGCCGAGCGATCCATAATCGTTCGGCCGCAAGACCGTGCGAAGCGCTCGCGTACCCTGCTCGACTTCGGCGACGGTGCCGGAATTACCTTGGATTTGTAGCGGCATGGTGATCCTCTCTTAGTAGGCCGGGACTTCATCCCAACGTGCATTGATATTTAACGACCAAGTGCCGATCGTCGGCGGCGTAGCCTTCAGAACAATTCCGTCTTGCATTCCAAGCACGATCGGATGCTCCCCGGGCTTTGCATTCCAAAGCTTCGTCCCGTTCGGGAAAATTTCCTGTTGTCCGGCGCCAAGGGCGCCAGAGGTGAGCGACGAAAGAGGGTTGGCGTCGATGCCCGTCGGCGCGAAGGTCATAAGCGCGGCGTTACCGACCATGAATTGCGCGGCCGTATTAAGCGAGATGCCGCCGAAATCATCGTGCCGCATCCGGCTCCGAAGCTTGCCATCGTTGGGATTCGTCAAGCCCTGCTGCACGGTTGTCCCGCCGGTCGCGGCTGCGCTCACTTGCCGACAGAAAAAGAGTTGCACCGTGAAGGCGCCGGCGGTGAAGGCTGTTATGCCGCCCATCCCGATCGACACTTGGCGGATGAGCGCAAGACCATCGCCACCATAGAGCATTGTCAAATATGATCCGTTCGCGGCTTGGTTCCCCGCGATCGTCGCTAGGACGGAAGCTCGACGGTTCGATGTAAAGCGCGAATAGTCTTGCGGCCGCGCGACAACGCGGACCGCGCGCGTCCCGGTATCAACCTCGCCCGCCGTTCCGATCGCAAAACCCTGATGAGTGATCGGCATTTTATCTCCACTCCCATTGAACATTCCACTTGCCATAAGGCCGCGTGTTGGAAATGTTCGAGTTTTCAAAACCGGGCGAAGGCCCGAAGCGGTCGGCCTGATCCGCCGGCTGATCGTTCGCGATCCCGTAAATCGTAAAGCCGGTTCCGGCTATGATGTTGCCGGCGAAGACCTTCGGCGCATCGACCAAGTGTTCATCGGCGGAGTGATCCGCCGTCGCGGCGGGCGCGATCCAAACCTTTACGATCGAGCCGGCGAGAATGAGAGCTTGCCCGGTGATAACCGTTTGCGCATCGGCCGAGCCGGGATAGGCGCCGAAATCAATCAACGCTGTCCCGTTATTTTCCGCGCTCTTGTCGCCGGTGCGGAAGAATTGAACCGACAGCACATCGTTCGCCGCGAAACTCCCATTCGAGATGATGAAGGCGAGCGAGATTTGCAGCCAAGAGGTGTTGTCAGTAAGCGCCCCGTTAATCTCATAGATCACAAAATTCTGCGGCGCCGAAGCTTTCTTAAAGATCAAATAGCCGCGATGCGTATTGTTCGTCGAATCATCCCAGGCGCGCACGAAAGGCGCGACGTTCGGGTTTCCGGTTTCTCCGCATTGCGCGTTGATCGCTAGAGCGGTGACGCTGGCAAGCGCCGTGTTATTGAAACGGAGCGCGCCGGCGGCCGGTGCGCTCATTGCCGTGCTTGTGTCGAAGGTCCAGCGCATCCCCGGATCGGTGCCGTTTGCGCCGGCCGCGCCCATGGCGCCCGTCGTGCCCGTCGGGCCTTGCGCGCCGGCAGGGCCGGCAACCACGATCGTCCAGTCGGCCTGGGTGCCGGAGCCGCCGACGCCGCCAGCGAGGACGTTGATCGTCAGGGCGCCGGCGCTGTCATAGGTGGTGACCTGTCCCGCCAGATAATTGGCGGGATTCGAGGTTTCGAATGCCACCACGAAGGCGCCGACATCAAAGAGTTTTCCGGGCTGCGTCGCGAATGACTTTGACCCGCCGCCGATCGCCACGCTCGTTGTCGAAGTGCCTACGAATAAGGAAGCCCCGACCGCCGCAAGCGTCAAAACATTATAATCGCCGGTGACCGGATCGAAAATCCAGACTTGCTTGCTCGTCGGATCGGGGAGAACGGAAATCGCCGAGAGCGCCGAAAAATCCGGCTCGATCAACCATTGGCCGTTCGATTTTCTAACTGCGATACCGCCATTCCCAACGACGAGCGCCGGGAATGGAACGGGCGAACGGAGCTTGATGTTTTGCGCCGTCATTGTGTCACGACTCCGTCAAGAACTGGCACCGTGCCGATAATGTATTGCTTCGTCTCACCGTTGATCGTGAGAATGCACCCGACATCGTAATTTTGCGCGGCAACGCCCTGCATTTCGGATCGTGCGAACAGAACTTGAAAGACGCCGGTATCGATGATTGAAATTTTTCCATTGCTCGACGTGGCCGACAAAACGATGCCTCGGCTCTTCGGGTCACGCACCTCGAAAACGATCGTCGCGCCCGTCAAATCGAGTGCCTCGCCCGTATCCTCGTCGTCGATCTCGACGATGAGCTTCCAGTCTTCTTGCATGGCTGTGGGTGAAAGCGTGCCCTGATACATGGTTAGAGCTTGATATAAACGGTGAAGAGCGCGAAGGGCGGAAGGTTGTTGTGTGCGCCGCCGCCGCCTTGAGAATCGGAAGCGAGATTGATCGGATGCGTATGCGCGCTTTCGTCGGCGGTGTTCGAAAGGGTGACGCCGGTTCCGTCGCCGCCGCGCTGATTGATTGGGCCGTTATTGTTGTTCGAATCGCTATGAACGCCGTGATGGTGCGGCGTGCCGGCGCCGGTATTTCCATTCACGCCATGCGTATGCGCCGCAAGCTCGGCGACGGTGAGCGTGTGTTTTTCCTCACCGCCGACCGCGCCGATGATTGTCGGATCAACGCCAGCGTTCGCTTGCGTGATTCGATTTTGCGCGCCGTTCCCCATGCTGTCGACGGCGCCGAGCAGGCGGCCGGCGCAATCGGGCAAGGTGAGCGCTTTGTTCGCGGCCCAATCGGCGGCGGCCGAAGCGCCCTTCCCGCTCACGACCGCGATATTCGCGAACGGCCACAGCTCGGTGAAGAGTGATTGCGTGTCGGCGTTGGCGCGCTCGGTGGCACCCGACGTGGCGCTGCCGATGGTGCGACCGTTCAACCGCACATAGCCCTCGAGCGGCTGATCGTCGAAACGAACCTTGAGATCGCGCGTCTTGAAGAGACCGTTGGGATCGACGGCCGTGCCGCCGCCGCCGCCGCCGGACGAGGGCCCGGTGACTGGCACGCTGTCGTCGGCGAACTGCACCACACCGCTCTTGTTGGTGAGCCGGTGCTTGTAGGTGCCGTCAGCCAGAAAAATCATCGGCAGGCGGCCGGCGGCGTCGCACGGGATCGGAAACGGATGCAGCGCCGAAAGCCCAAAGTCCCTATAGGCGTTGAGCGGCGTGTCGGTACCGGCGGAAAAAAGATATAGTTTCCCGCCGGACAGGGCTTTGCCCGTGTCTTTATCGAGCTGCTGTATTCGGCTGAGCGGATAGATTCCGGCCATTCGTGCCTCGGAGGTTTCTATATCGAAGTAGAGGTTGTTTCAGAAAACGCGATGTTACGTGCCGGGCGGGAGCCGATGCCGATCAAAAGTGGATTTAATTTTTTCGATTGGCTCGTCCGACATCGCTACGGCACGCGTTTAATTCGGCCATCGGACGTCATGAATGGCGAGCCCGACGAAAGGCCGGCGCGCTGCAAATCCTGCGGCGTCGTGAAAACGGGCATCGCGCCCGATTGCTGCATTGGCGCGCCGCCGAATGGCGGATTGACGTTGAAATTCGGGTAGCTTCCCGCTTGCGGACCGATGTTGAAGCTCGGATTACCGCCACTCCCGAACGACGCTGCACCCGACTGATCGCCGAAGCCCAGCTTCGCGCGCTGCATCGCGAGATTGGCAAGCTGCGTCCCCGTATTCATGTCGCCGAGCTGGTAATAGGTTCTCGCCATCGCGGCGTAGTCGGGCGTGCCGTCGGCAAGGGTCGGCGCGCCGTTTTTGAAGACGTCGATGCTGCCCGCTTTTTGCGCCAGCTGTTTGCCGGCGACGTAATCGCCGAGGAGCGAAGAGAGCGGCGAGAAATCCACCCTCGGCGCGCCCTGCGCGATCAATAAATTGAGTCTGTCGCTCGCTGTGTCCGCCATGGGTTGTACCTTGAAAAAAAATGCTGACGACCCGCTCCGTTCAAGAGCGCGTTGCAAGGATTCGCCGGGGCGCTGCAAGCAGCGCGGTCAGGGATTGATGTGGCGCTTCGTATCAGGGAAAAAGTAGCGATAGGCGGCCTCCGATTCCACTTCAGGATACAGGCTACTTCCCTGACTCAACTTCGTTCAAAGGATTCGCGGGATAGTGATGACCCACGAAGAGCAAAGCTTTTCTCTCCGCGTCGCTAAAAGGCTCTATCTTCGACAGGTGCTTTTCCTCGAGACCCAACGCGCTTTTTCGATCGAGATCCAACATGACATTGTAAATCTCCGGGGGTAGAGGTGCGACGGAATCTATGACGGCCAACGTCTTTTTTTTGCCGAGCTCCACGCCGGTTCGGCGGTTAAACTCGAGATATTTCTGATTGGTTATTCTCCTTGCGCGAATAGTGACTTCACTTACAGCGACAACCAAACAGATCAGGCTCACCGTGTGACCCGGATACTCCGCATGAAAAATGTCGCCCACTTCGAGCCTACCGAGCAACGTCTTACGGTCGGCCATGATTCACCCCTTATTCTTATTCTGCTTCCAGCTCGTATGGTCTCAGTATCATTATCTGCCGGACACCTGGCAGGCCCCCCAAACCCTTAATTTTAACGGCACAGCTCATGCATAAATTTCGTCCCCCGATATTATACATTGCTGAAGTGCCATAACTGCCACCACTTTGACACCCTGCACTAAAACCATCGCACTTTAAATCTCCGGCTGCCGCAAGTTGATTACCGGAAGTGTAGGGCCGCGCCAATCCATCGCCCGCTTGCGCGCCGATGCTAAGATCTGGATCGCTGTTGTGAGCGAATTGTGGATTCGCGCGCTGAGCCGCGAGCCGTGCGAGCTGTATCGCCGTGCCCATGTCGCCAAGCTGGAAATAGGTTTTCGCCATCGTGGCGTAATCGGGCGTACCGTCGGATAGCATAGGCACGCCGTCTTTGAAGGCGCCGATGGTATTGGCTTGCCGCCGTGATTGCTAGCTGGCGAAGTAATCGCCCAACAACGATGAGAGCGGCGAGAAATCGGCCACTACTGCAAGCCCTGCGGGGAATATGGATTGATGCCGAGGCTCGACCAAGCGTAAGGGTTGACGCCTTGGTTCATTGCGGTCGCCAACGAATTACCCCCGAGCGAGCCCAGCGACCTTCCAAGGCCGCCATTGGTGAAGCCGAGCATGTTCGCGCCGAGCCCCAACCCGCTCATCACCGCGCCCCACAAATTTGCCGAGGCTTGGTTCTTGGCGAGATCGGCCGCGGCCTGTGCGTCGCCGATGCCGGTGCCTTTCTGCCAGCCATATTGGCCGAGCTGGGTGCCGCCGAGATAGTTGAGATTGCCCTGCCCCGTCAGCACGCCGGACTGGCCTTGTGCCGCCGCCGTCTGCTGCGAGAGCAGCGGATTGAACGCGGCAAGATAATTCGACCAGCCTTGATTGGCGAGATTGGACCCAAACTGTTGCTCGGCGGCAAGCGTATTGCCGCTCTGCACGCGGCCGCGCGCGGTGGCGCCGCGGTCGATCGCGCCGAGCCCGCTCTGCAATTGAAACTGATAGCCAGGATTGTTTTGAAACGCCGCTTGCGCGCGCGCATTTCCCTCCGGGCCGTTCAACCCGAGTGCGTCGGCATAGGCGTTAGCACCCGCCGCCCCCTGTCCCGCAAGCGGCGCCCAGGCGTTATAAGCGGAGCCGTAATACTGATTGGCGTTATTGAGGCCGGTCTGCACCGCGCCGGTGGCGTCGGTATAACCTTGATTGATGCCGGCGATCCTCGCGTTGGCAGCATTCTGCGCGTTCTTGTTGGAGAAAATGTCGAAGAGGCCCATATGTTTCCTCGCTTCAAGTCGGGAGATAGGCGCGCGTTGGCGGGGTGAAATTGCTGGACCAACGAGCAATGCCGACACTCATACGAAATTCGTCGACGCGGGAGGCAAAATACAATCCATTTTCGTCGCCAGGACGAAGGATGGAAAAGCTAGAGGCGCTATCGTGTGCGGCGCCAGTAAACGCTTGATCGCCACCTTCCTGAATTCCATCAAGAAAGAGTTTTAGAACATTACCCCTCCGAACGAAGGCTAAGTGATGCCAGGTATTTATCGAAACCGAAGAGCTTCCGTTAACCGCCGTTCCCGATAGACCATCAGACGAAAGAAAAGCCGTGACTTGATTGCTGGCATTGAGGCCAAGATAAAAAGAAACATCGACACCGGAAGCATTCGCTTGCGCTGCTATGATTCGCACACTCGCGAGAGTCCCGAGGCTATAAATCCAACTATCAACGGAAAAATCATTCGCTCCGAGCGTAAAGTCCGCGCTGTCTGGCGTATCGATCCACGAAGGCGTTGCACCATTGAGAAGTGAATTCGTTCCGAATTTAATTTGAGCGCTGTTAAGTTGCGCGCCGCCGTGCGAGGTCCAAGTATGCGGCGCGCTCGCGCCCTTCGCAGTATCGGGAAAAATTGTGCTTCCGTTTGTCCCGTCGAAATGTAGCAAGACTTTTGTAAAGCCGTCATTGCCGCCGCTTCCCGTGCCCCCGATCCACCTAGGCATATTGCAGCATCGTGATCTTGCGCGTGTATTTCAGGGCGAAGCTCAAGTTCACGCAATCGCTCGAGGTGCTCGACAAGACGAAAATCAGCTTGTCACCGACCGCCATTGCATTCGCGCTCGCATGCGAAATGGTCGCTTTGCTCGACGTGGCAGAATTTGCGCCGCCGCCGAGCGGCGTCGAATTGATCTCGGGCGTGAGTGTCGACGTTCCCGCCGATGTCTTCGCCGTCACCTCCAGGATCGTCTTGGCGTATTTCGAGTCGAGAATGATCGTATAGGTGCCGTCGACCGGGAACGCGATCTCCCCGACGATTTCCTCGGCAACGTCCGTGTCTTCCGCAACGATCAGGCCGGGGAAATTACTCTTCAGCTCGGTAAGAAGCCGCGCGACGATGGTAAACCACTTATACCAGGCGATGCTGAACGTGCCCGGCGAGCCGACGATCGGTGGCTCGCCATAAACCGGCAGCGGCGCGTCGGTCGGAAGAGGTGTCGGCATCTCAGCCCGTGCGCAATTCGGCCTGCATGTCGCCGCCGGTGAGTTCCACGTCGACGGGATCGGAGACCGCGAGACGCCAGCGGCGGCCCTGGTTTTTCGTCATCCCCGTTTTCGTGAGCTTGATCGGGCCCGGCGTCTCCTGTTGCCGCCCGAGCTTGCCGATGCGCGGGACCGACCAGGAAATACCGCCGTCGTCGGAATAGGAAATCTCCACGCTTGGATCCGTCTCGATCGGGTCGGCGCCGGTGGCGGTGCCGACGCCTTGCGCGATCTCAAAGCTTGCTTCCGCGACCGCGATGCGGCTGGGAAAAGCCGTCACCGGCCCACTTTCCATCTGCCAAACGAGCGGCGAGCCGACTTCCGTCGCGACGTCCTCGGTGATCTCGACGAGCGCGCCCGACTCGCTGTCGCCGGCAATCCACTTGCCGAAGGCGTTGAAGCCCCCGACCGCGCGCCAATAGGAAAGCCCATGACTCTGCCGCTCGAACCAGTCGGTGGTGTCGAGATCGAAAATCCAGGTGAAGGTGGGCGCACGCAACTTGATGCAGGAATGGCCGCCCACAACGTAGGCCGAAAGCTCGAAGTCGTCCCCTGCCCCGCCGGCATTGAGCCAGGCGCGGATCGCGCGATCGACATCCGGCGTTGAAATCTTCGTCGGCTGGTAGCCGTTAAGCGCATAGATCACGCCGTCATCGCCGACGAACACGATGCCCTTGCCGACCCCGTCCTCGTAACCCGAGATCGCGTAGCGGCCGATCAGCCCGCGCGGAATGAGGGTGACGCGCGAGAACGGAAAGCCTGGCGGCGGTTCCGCCGTGTCGTGATAAACCTCGATCGACTGCGAGCCGCAGAGATAAAGATCGCCCCACGGGATCGCGCGCAAAAGCGAGTCGGGCTTGCCCTCGCAGGTGGTGAAGCAAAGCGCATCGACGCTGATATCGTTGATCGCGGTCGCAAAGCAGCGACCGTCGGCGATAGCAAAGAAAAAATAGCCGTCGAGCTGGCAAACGTCGCAGGGCTGCGGCAGATCGGCGTCGGCAAACGCCGTCACGCTCGCCGCCGTCACGATCGAGGCGCCGTTGTCCGGATCGACCGCGACGATATCAGGCGTCGCCTTGTTGTTCCGCGCCCAGAATACTTTCTTTGTGCCGGTCAAATTACCGACCGCGGTCTCATTGCCGCCGCTGTCGAAGCGGCGAATCTTGCCGGACCAGGCGACGTAAAGGGTCGCACCTACTTGCAGCGCGCCACGAAATCCGCTTTGCGCGGTCGTCGCCCACTGCTTCAGGCCCGGCGCGCGGCGCCAGACATTTTTTCCGCGCGCCCCGGGAATCAGCGGCTCGCGATAGGCGTTAATGAGGCGCCCTGCGCTTTCATGCGGGCGCTTGCCCGGCGCCGAGCTCGTGGGAAAAGGAATTGCGACCACTGCTCACCCCGTGACGGGATTGAAGCCGCGATAAGGACCGCGATTGCCTTGCCGCAGCAGGCGTTCGGTGCCGAGCGTGGCGCGCGTACCGGAATGGCGCGTCACTTCCTTGATGCGGTCCTCGAGCAAGAGAAGTGTCGGCTGATCCGCGCCCGGCCGGCCGAAGCTCGCGCCGAGGCGCGCGACCAGGAGATCGTTCAGCGGCTGAAACACCGCCTCGTCGATCGCGTCTTCATCCAGCACATTGACCACGTCGCGCGCGTTCAATTCGGCGAGCGCCGAGGTGATATTCGCCGAGACGAAGTCGGACTCCTCCGCCGATGCGGTTTGCCCGAGTCCGATGACGTTGAGATCGAGCAGCAGATTGTCGATCAATTCCTGCTTGGTGCGGGACATAGGGCGCTCCGTGGAAAATTGATTCAAGCGCTGTCATGCTAAGCAGCGGAGCGGCGCGACCCGGTGATCCATGACGAAGTGCAATGTGCGTTGACTGTCAGCATGGATCGCCGGGCAGGCAAACTTGTGCAGCTTGCCTAACGTTGGCTGCAAGCTCGGCGATGACAGTAGATATTGAAAGCGATTACTTCACGCGGCGCGCTGGCTCAATTTCAGGTGGGCGCGCAGCCGCGAATAAATAAACACTGAGAGAAATACGATCACGTCGAATATCACCAGCGTGAGCGGCGAGGTCGCCGTTTCAAGCACGCCCGACCATGGGACTCCATTCGCCCATTTATCGCAATCCCGGGCGCCAGGCGTGTGGAAACAAAAATCTCTCCATTGGTCAGCGTGCGCCTGAACCGTGTAGAAGGTTAAGACCCCGACAAGCACAGTATTGGTGATGAGAGGAATTAAAATCGCAGGCCAAATCGCCTTGAGTCTGAAGAATGAAACCAGATAGGTGACAGGAATCAGCAGCACTGGAAAAAACAAAAGAGGTAGAGTCGAGAGAAAAACAATGATGAGGTAGGGTTGATACCAACAAATCGCTGCTTTCGGCGCAATGTCGAGGACGAAGAGCGCCATCCACTGGCCGAGCGAAAAATTAGTGAAAGTGTCCGCGCTGCGCGGCGCCGGCGGTGGCATATTGGATATCAGTTCCTTGCGCACAAACATGAGGCGTCCTGCCGCCCCATTGTATTCGACAGCGCGCTGGCGTTGCAATTAGGGAAATTCGTGGAATTGTTTAGGGCCAGTTAGATTCTGGAATGCTGTTATTAAATAAGTACTGGTTGTAAATATGATACGCATTCGCAAGATCGGCTTGATTTGCGCGAACCGCATCGTAAACGTTGCCGCCTGCCTCGGCGATGTCGGTCGCATTCGTGCTTGCAAATGCATCCCGGTAGGTGGGAACACTTAGCGAATTCAACCGGTCGCGCATGTCTTCATCGAGGCTTTTCCACGCATCCGGCGCGTAGTTTTCGTTGGGCTCGCGATAAGAACCTATTCCATAGCCCGTGGTCTCAACTTAAATATTGTCGCCGTCCTGCACGATGCGACGAAAGACGTTTCCCGGATCAAGTGCGTGTCCCTTCAGCGTCGTATTAACAATCGTCAGTGCTTCGGGAAAAATGTGGTGCTCAACCTTTCCAAGGTTGCGGACCGGAATTCCTTTGATGATTAGCCACGCGTCTGACGTATCTCCCGAATTCATGGCTGGATAAAGTTGACCCGGCGCTGCGTAGTACCGCAAGAGTTCGAAAGCGCGCTCCGGGGTAAGACCTTGTTTCGTGCTGCCAAGCCAGGTGCGTTGCGGCCCATATTGGTGCGGACCGTTCTCATCCCAGCGCGTGAAGCCGCTCGGCGTATACATCTCGTCCATTGCCATGGCCGAACCTCAGTCGTGGCGAGAAAAGAGCGCGGGAATTCTCTCCCCGCGCCCTCGCCTTTCAATTACGTGCCGCTGAGCCTCGTCGCCAAGTCGGGATAGATCGACTTCACGCCATAGAGAATATCCAGGCGCCAGTTCCCGAGGTCGTTGGTCCCGTCGTAATACGGAATGACGCGGACCGAGAGGCCCTTATAGGTCTCGCGCGCGGGACTGACCGCGCCTTCCGGCAGTTCCATCGGCACCATCGCGAGCGCGAAGGCGTTGCGATCGAAGACGACGTTCTGTGGATAGCCGGTGGAGTTTGAGCCGAGATTGGTGATCGCGGCGTTGTCGGCGGGCGCGGCCGAGACGGTCTGATACGGGCCCGTGGTGATGATCGCGGGCGAGACCGAGAGCGTCATGTTGCCGGTGCCGTCGGCGGTGGCGTCGGCCTTGGCCACGAACTGCTGCAAGTAGGAGAGCACCGCCTTGGTCACCGGATTGACGGCAAAGACGCCCGCAATGGTGAAGACGTCGCCCTTCTTCAGCGAGCCCGTGGTCGCGGTCCAGCCGTCGGTGACGAGGTTCTGCTGGTTGCTGCCGTCGTAAGCGACGTTCTGCGCCGCCCCGTTCACGAGCGGCGTACCGCCGCGTGCGCCGGTGGTGTGCGTCGGCACGTTCTGCGACGAGTAGGCGTCGACCGAGCCGAGCGGCGGCAGTTTCGCCCGCATGATCGCGGATTTGGTGATCTCCGGCGCGAAGAAGCCGGTGAAGCCGCCGATCAATCCCCACTTGTCGGCGGGATTGAGCGCCGCGACGCGGTCGGCGTCGGGCACCGCCATTTCGTCGAGCCGCTGCGGCGCCTTGGTGAAGCCGGCGAAGGTGGTGAGCGCCGTGCCGGGCGTGCCGACCCAGTTCCATACGTCCTTATAGAGTGCCGCGAGCTTCAGATCGACGGAGTTGGCGAGCTGGATCATCGCCGATTTCAGGTAGCGATCGGAGAAGTCGGCGATCTTCAGCGACAGATCCGAGGACGAGAACTGCAGATCGACGCCTTCCTGGGTGTTCACCTGCAGCGAGACGGTTTTCTCCGTCGTGTCCTGCGGGCTTGCCACCGCGCCCGAGCGCACGGTGTAGCGCACGGGCTTTCGGATCAGGACGGTGTCGCCGATCCTGTTGCCGTTCGATTTCTTGTCGAATTCGTCCTCGTAGGCGCGATTGACGAGCGAGCCGAAGACGAGATTGTTGTCGAGCAAGCGCAGCGCTTCTTTCGCAACGATGCTCGGGGTGACGATCGTATTAGCCATGATTGACCTTTCGGGTTAGGGCGCCTTTTTTCGAGGCATTAAAGCCGGCCGGCCTCACGCTCACGGATGTATTCGTCCATGCTCATGTGCTCGACCTTCTTCGCAACGCCGCCGGTGCCGCCGCGAGGCGGGGTGAGCGGCGGAGGCGCCGATGTTTGTCGTTTGGGTTGCGGGCCGCGAATGCGCGCTTCCAGCCGGCCGATTTCACGCGCGGCTGCGAGCTGCGGCATTCGATTCAACTCCTCGACCTTGTCGAGGTTTTTCGCCAGGTGATACGCGATCAGCGGTCCCTTGGCGCTTTCCAGGATGAGGTCGCGAACGTCGTCGCGGATGTCGATGCGGCGCGCTTCTTGCAAGGTCTCGTCGAAGTCGGGAATGCGATCCTTCACTTCGGAAAGACGCTCGCCATAGGCGGCGGCGCGGACACGCTGTAATTCGGTGGAGACTTCGCCCGCCGACGCCGCGCGCGCGTGCTCGTCGCGCACGGCGCGGCGCACTTCATAGGCGCGGAGCGCCCGGGCGAAGGCGGGAAAGTTTCCGGGAAATTCCTCCGGACGCGGCATGGCGAGATCGTCGTTGGCGAGCCCTTGCGTGCGGACAAGCCGGTCTTCGAGCTCCCTGATCTTGGCGGCTTGCTCGGCAAGTTTGCGGTTCTTGCGCTGGTTGCGCGAGAGCTTCTGCGGCTTCTCGCTTTCGTTGTCGTGGTCGCCGTCATTGTCGGTGGGCTGTTCTTCTTCGCGCGCGGCTTCCTCACTCCCCTCACCTGCGGATTCGGCGGCCGTCTCCGGCGCCTCTTCGTCCGGCGTGAGCGTGACGATTTCCTCGTGTGGCGCTTCAATGGGATTCTCGGCGGATGGCTCTCCGCCCTCGGCCGCCCTCGCGGGCAGCGCGGATGCGAGTTTGACCAGCATGGTTGCCTCAATAAAAAAGCCCTCCAGGGACTGAGGGCTGCGGGGTTCGTACTTGCAGGGGCATTGACTCTCAACGGTCATGCGCGGGCTTGTCCCGCGCATCCACGTCTTGGGGAGAAAAGATGTGGATGGCCGGAACAAGCCCGGCCATGACAATAAGTAAGTGCGCAATTTCCAGGCGCGCGAACTCTCCGGGTGAGCGCAAGCGTCCGCCGGGAGAAATCATCGCTGCATTGAATTAGTCGAAAACCGCGTAACTTTGCAAGCGCGAGCCGCGGCGTCGATCAGCAAGCATCTTCGACGTAGTAGAAATGCTCACCAAAGGATTTAATGGTGCGAGTACATCGCGCATGCGGTAAAGGATGATCGCTTACCCACCTCGTTCCCGGCGCTGGATTTGATCGGTGGGCTATCCATTCCGACGAGCGAGCGCTTGGATCTCGCGCGATCTCATCCGTTTCGTCGTACACGATCGCTTCGAAGTTAATGTTGCCAAATCCGGGGCCTGTAACTCCTAAATCGAAAACATGAAATTTCGGCCCGAGAGATGGCTCAGCCGAAATCACAGCGAGATACTCCGCCTTATGAGCCCTGAAAGCCCCGCGTCTCAGGTAATCACCCCCGAAGAGCACGAGAGCCACAAGTAAGAACGGGAAAAGGAGAATTACGCCGGCTTCGATAAAGCGCTTCTGTACCAAGCGGACCAGGATAAAAACTAGAAGAAATAAGGGCGTGGCTAGGAAAAAGAGCGCCGTCAGCATTGCGGGGATGGATTCGAGTGGTGGAAAATAATTCTCGACGATTCCAGCAATCAAATAAAGTAGCCCGAGCATCCCAAGCCACAGTGCCGGGATTTTCAGAGCGCCAATCAAAGATTTTCCGACCGTCATCCTGCTTCCATGCCCCGCGATTGTGGCGAATATACTCGTAATCCGGGTACCCAATATAGACAGCTCGGCTGGGGTCAGGGCATCGGGCCGCCAAACTGCCTGAATGTGCCTTGATTGAAATGGTAAGCGCCATCCCTGGTATTAGCGGCATTGCCGGGATTATTTCCCCAATCGGCCGGCTCGTTCAGTAAATTCCGAAAATAACGATCCTTATCCTTCGCCCAATCAGGAGGGTTATTGCGAAAATTCGTGAGATAGTTCGGGAGGTTCGTAATATCATCGCGAAGCATCTCGTAATTCGTCGAAATGGCCGGATGAGTCAAAAGATTATATCCTCCTCCCGCAGCCACGGCCGGTTCTGTCGGTATTCCGAGCGTGGCGGTAGCCAAACCATAGTCGAAGCTGCCGCCGGGTACGAATTCGGTTACCACATCGGTCTTGTCGGGCAGCGGCCGCTGAAGATCGTTCCGTCTGCCACGCTGGTAAGCGTCATAGAGGTACGGAAAGATGGCCTCGATGTTGTTGCCCAGCGCCATTGCATCGGGAAGAGGATTGACCAATTCCTTCATCCGATCAGAAAAATACTCGATCGTTTTGTTTGGATCGTAGTTCTGCGGAACGACGTACGGCTTGGACGTTGTCGGATCGATGACGTAATTCTCGCCAATATTATCTTTCAAAAACCTCGCGCGAACTACGGCTCCTTTTGTGGACATCACCGGGAAATAGTCGTTGCCAAATTGTCCGTTCGCGGGCACGAGCTCAGGCATCGGTTTCTTCGGCCGCCGGTCCATGCCGCGCGGCCGCGGACGTCAAGTTCACCAACATGGCTGCCTCAATAAAAAAGCCCTCCAGGGACTGAGGGCTGCGGGGGTTCGTGCTCGCAGGGGTATTGACACTGTCATGCGCGGGCTTGTCCCGCGCATCCACGTCTTGGGGAGGAAAGACATGGATGGCCGGAACAAGTCCGACCATGACAATAAGTAAGTGCGCAATTTCCAGGCGCGCGAACTCTCCGGGTGAGCGCCATGCCCGCCGGGAGAAATCATCGCTCCATCAATAATGAAAAACCGCGTAACTTTGCAAGCGATTGCGTTTAGCCCACGGCAGTGGAAATATTCGCCCGGGGAATCAGCGATGACAGAGCGTCGGACAAAGCCTCGGCCGCGCACGCTGAAGGCGGCGAAGATTATCTTCAATCAGCGGCGATCCATCCTCGATTGCACCGCACGAGATCTTACCGACGAAGGCGCCTGTCTGATCGTCGGCGGTGCGGTCGGGCTTCCCAATCGTTTTGAGCTGCAAGTTCCTGCCGACAATCTGCGGCGGCATTGTCGCGTCGCCTGGAAGCGCGCCGGTCGAATCGGCGTGAAGTTCGTCGAAAAGAGTTGACCGGCCCTGGGCTGCTCGATCGCACGAACCCTCCGGGTGGGCGCGACGCCCGTGAGGAGAAATCATCGCGACCATTAATAATGAAACGTCGCGTAACTTTGCAAGCCTATGCTCTCGCAGCTCGGTGGCGAATCAACGGCCCAAAAGATCATCCCATGCACTCCGCGGATTTCCCGGAAAGCCGCCATACGCGGTCACTCTGTATGCCGATGGAGAAAGCAGAGAATTGATTGCTTTCGGAACGTAACCGTAAGGCTGTGGAAGGACAGCACGCATTGGATCATGCCCGGTGATCGCCACATGCGCATTGCTCCACTCTTCCTGCGGAATACCGGAGCCGACAATGATTGATTTCAGTGTCGGCTGATAACCTCCTACGGGAAAGCTTCGAACTTCAAACGCTCCACTTTCCGGGTTTTGCGCATAGACGTGCGCCATGGCCGGCGGCACCCAGCCTGCAAACGCTCCCGGGACATCGATCGCCAGTGCGAGCTCGCGCGATCCGACGGAGCGAAACGGCACATTAAAATAATCCGAGCCGTCGTATTTCGTGTCTTCCAGATGCTGTTGCCACCAAGCGGGGTCGGTCGGATCGAAATTGGGATCAGACGGAATTATCTTTTGATTTGCTTCCATCCTCATCCCCGACATTGCCGTGACCCATTGGATAATAGATCCAGCTGCGCAGCATTGTTATGAAGCCTTTCGTCCTGATGCGCCGTCGCGTGGTGAAAAACCACATGAAAAACAATAGCGTGCTGATAACGCCCACCGCGATGCTGATTAGCAGATGAAGGTCGTCCCAGAGCCATTGATACGCGCTCATTCTTTATCCTTTGAGAACACGACGCCCGGCTTAATTCAGGTTTTCAAATAACTGCGGTTTTTATTCGTCGCTCAACCGCTAGACGAATCTACGACCCTTGCCCTCCCTGAATCAACCGCTCCACTATCCCTTTCAGCCGATTCACTTCCTCGACGACTGATGCCATCGCCTGCCGGTCGGCGCCGTTGGCGCTATGAATGTCGTGATGGGCCTTGGAAGCGGCGTCGAAGCGCTTGGCAGCGACTTCCAGCTCCTTTTCCTGCACGCTCAGCTCGGCGACCCGCTCCCGCGATTTCGCGGCGACGATCTCCGCTTGTGCCTTGGCGAGCTCGACCGGATTCGGTGGCGGTGGCGGCGGACCCATGGGGATCGCACCCGGCGGGATCGCGCCAGGCGGCACGGGTCCGGCGGCCGGACCAGCACCTGGCGGCATGGCATTGGGTGGCGCGATCTCGCCGATATAGCCCGCTTTCTCGCGCGCCAAGAGTGCCTGGATCGGCGGCGGCAAAATCATCTCGGCGCGCTTGGCAATTTCGCCGGCGAAGGGCCAATCCTGCGCCTTGGCAAGCAAATCCAGAATCAACGGCCCCGCCGCCGGGAACGCCTGCACGAATTGCATCATGCCGGCGCGCGCTTCCTCGCGCTTGGTGGAATAGCTCGGGCCCGTCTCCACCACGATGCCGTAGGCGCCGACCGTCACGTCGTTCAGCACCACGCCCTTCGGCTTGCTCGTAGCCGAGACCGGCGCTTGATCGTTTTGCGACTCGCCTTCTTCCTCGATCGCTTCTTCGATCGGCGGCGGCGCGCCGTAATCGTCGAGCGGCTCCTCCGGCTCGTCGGCCGGCGCGTAGGAAGCCATCGACTTGTTGATGGTGACGGTCTGCACTTTGCCGTCCTCGCCCACCACCTGCACCATGCGCTCGGTGTCGTAGATGTGCGGGATGAGATCGACGAGAACGCGGCCGGTATGGGCAAGCGCGCGCTTGAAGTTCTCGACGTAAGCGACGTTGCCGACGTCGCCCTGCTGGTCGCGCAATTGGATCGCGACGCCGGAAATTTCGTTCGACTGGGCGCCGAGCGAAGCGTCGTAAATCCCGGTCACCGCCTGCATGTCGTTGTCGGCGCGCGCGATCGCTTCCGACAGACCCGGGGATGAAACCGGCGGCGCCACGCGCTGCGGCGGCGCGCCGCCGTTCAGGGGATCGGGCGTGTATTCGAGCGCCGGCCAATTTTTGGTGTTCGACGTCTCCCACTTGTCGCGGTTTTCGTCGAAATTCTTCTCGGTGCCGATCCACGGCGCCTTCGGCGCCAGCGCGAGAATTTCCGTTTGCGCCGAAGTGGAATAATTATAGACGCGCTGCGGATCCTTGGCGTTGCGCACGATGCCGCGGCGGACGATGGTGCGGCCGATGCGGATTTCCTCGCCGATCGCGGGCACGATGGGAATGATGCGCCCCGCCCACTCCTTCGGCTCCTCGAGCACATGGCCGAGCGTGATCACGGAGCGGAAAATCTTGTGTCCGTCGCGCGCTTCGAAGCGCGCGCCTTCGAGCGCCAACGCCGCGCGCTCCTCGTCGCCGACGCCGGTGAGATCGATGATGCCGCCTTCCGGCATCAGCGCGAGCTCGCGCTTGGCCGGCCGTTTCTCCCAATACTCGCCAATGCGGATGAGATCGCCGTGTTGCCAATAGGCGGTGTATTGCCGGTCGAAGCCGACGAAATCCTCCACCGGCGCATCGGGATATTTCTCCTCATAGGCTTCCTTCGAGAGATCGAACGGCACAAGGCACCATTTGGCGTCCTCGCGCGTCGGCAGCTGGCTGTCCGGGTCCCACAGCACCGAGACGCCGTCGTCGATCTGGCCGATGCGGATTTCCTGGTTGAAGGTCGTCTCTTCCGCGTATTCGGTGGTGACCCGCCAGTGGCCGATGCCGCAGGCCGCCATCGAGTCGGCGCCGATGGCGTAGGCCGATTGCGCGTCGCTGCGGTTCTCGATGTAGCGGATCATGCAGGAGATTAATCCGGCGATCGAATGCTTGGCGCGGGCGTCGATCGGCACCGCCTTGATCGCGGGCCGCATCAGGCGGATGTCGCCGGTGACCTGGCGGACGAATTGCGGCAGGCGGTTGATGGTGAGGCACGGCCGCTCCTCGGCCTCGCGCTGTTGCTTGGCGTATTGCGGCCACTGGTTGCCGGCGAGAAATTCGAGGTCTTCATAGGCCTCTTGCATGTTGTCGCGCTCGCGCTGGTGCGCGGCATGCGCGCGCTCGATCGCGATACTGAGAAAATCGTTGCCGATTTTCTTCGCGGGCTTTTCGGCGGCCGAGGGAAGCGCGGGCTTCTTCAGCGTGCCGGCGACGCGGGGTTTTCGTTTTTTGGGGGTGTGGGTCATGGGAATCCTGTTATCCCGGAAGCCGCAAAGCAGCTATCCGAGACCTGGAATCATGGAAGGTGATTTAGCGTTTCTAGATTCCGTTCAAACCTTACTTATGCTTTTGAACGGGCAATGTTCGCGCCCCGAGTTCTCAGGGGCGCAGAAAAACCGTGCTCCGCATCGGCTTTCGTACCCAGCGAGGCGTGGTTGTTCGCGAAATGACGATCAGCGATCGCCTTTGTCTTCGAGTGCGGAAGGCTTGGAAGGAGACGGTCTCCATTGAAATGCCTTGACGAGCTTGGGATCCAAGAACAGAAGATCCCGGGAGTTGAAGTTTTGTCCCGAGGCCACCCACTCTGCGATTATTGCGTCGGCAATTTCGTCGGGACCATTGCCATAGTCGAGCGGGATATAACCCGAGACTTCTCCGTTTCTGAAGGGCTTGGTGCCTTTTGCTAGGCGTTCTCGTACTTCGCGGCGCACATACTCAACTAGATCCGAACCGGACAAATCGAGTTGGTGACCGAACGAGACAATGTCATTAAAGCGGAGGTAGTCGATCCCAGCTATATTGTAGTTTATAGACAGATCTTCCCAACGGGCCCGGCGGAGCCACACGGATGAAATCCATGGTATGGATATTTGAATAGCGTGTTGATCCACCTGCGTTATGACCGGCAAAGGATCGACCCCGCCGCTATATTCGAACAGAAGCGTCTTCTCCTTCGTGAGCCATGACTGGCCAGTCCTTGATACGAAGACGTTCATCGATGGATTGAAGGGGCAATCGACTCGACTGATTTCAAAGTCGAAGCCCGAAAGGGTGGTCGTCTGATAAACCTCGGTCGGGCAGTTGCACGATCTTACGACAGCCAGCAACAGATAGATCACGCCGAGCATCACCGCGAGCCGGATGACCCAGCGGAAGGATGTTTTTGCAACGGCAGTTAGGGCTGGCATTTGGATGGCGTTTCAGGGAGCCGGCGGCTGATCGAATAGGCCACGTTCTCCGATGTTGAATCCGGTTTCTATGAACTCCTTCGTCACCTGATCCAGACCGTATGGCTTTTCGGATTTTGCGTTACTCGATTTGAAGAAAGCGTAAATTCCTGCGATGCGCAAGGTTTCGTCGAGCGTAAGCCCCAGTTGCTGACAGTACAACCCGACATTGAAGTTCGAGATATTTCTGAATTGCGGCAGTTGTGTGTAACCTGCGATTAGGCTTCCTTCGCGCTGATAGTCAAAGGTACCGCCTTGACTAACATCGGCTACAAAGCGCCAGAACAAATACGGCAATGCCGCCCCGGTAGTATCCGGATTGCTTACCAGTGATGAATACGTAATACCGGCTTGCTTACCGGCGGCCGCCACCGAGCCCAGGTCGGCAACAGGGGACATCAGATATCCTGTTGGAGATTTTTCATCCGCAACGTTTTGGCCATTCGGTAGTTGCACCGGAACACCCTGATTGGGCTTGGCAGGCGGTGCGACGGCTCGCCGTAATGCGCCGTCGCGTGACATCTGCAAGTCGCCAACGGGCGCGGGTTCAGGGAAACCGGCCATTGGCGCGGGCGGCGGGGCCTGGAGGGAGTAGACGGCCGGATAGCTATCCGTGGTCTCGGCTGGCCAAAACGCGTTGTTGAGGGACGCTTGCGCTGGATTGAAGGGCATTGCGTTGGCCGGATTGATTGTCGCTTCGGGCCAGGACTGAAACGCGGCCGGGTGCGGAGGCCAGTCTGAAAACGCCGCCCACGGATCGCCTATATTCGCGGGAGCAGGCTGGTTTCCAGAAAAAATTGTGAACGGGCTGCTGCCGTTTGCAGGCGCCGGCGTCGGTGGCGCCCAATCAGGAAACGCCGCCCACGGGTCGCTCGCATCGTCGTACGATCCTTGCGGCTGCGGCGCGTCGTCGAACGGACGTGTTCTGACGGAAATGTCAGGCATGCGGACGCCTCGCGAGACTGTTATTTTTTCTTCCCCGCCTTCAACGCATCGCTTCTTTTTTTTGCTCGGCGGCCTGTGCGAGCTTTTCGAGTGCCGCGACTTTGCGGTGGCGCAATTGCAGGAGTTCGCTTTTTTCCCGGCTATCGGTTGCCGGCGTGAAGATCGGCGGTCGAACTGGCCAAGCTCTAAGAATGAAACTTCCGATCGCCGGCCTTAGCGTCCTCTTTCGTCTCCTCGTAAATATGAGGAAGCGCAAACCACACCCCGCCGAAATCGGGGTCGCGGCCGGATTTCAACCATTCCGCGATGATCGCATCTGCAATTTCATCCGGACTGTTGCCGTAATGCATGACCTTCCAATAGTGGACACCGTCCATTGCGCCTCGCACGGGCTTCGCGCCCTTGCTCAGAAGACTCAAAATATGACGGCGTACGTAATCCACCAGATCCGCACCGGACAATTCAAATGCGTCCATCCCGAACGAAACGATCTGCCACAAGCCGACCGCATCGATCGCAAGTTCTGCCGGGACCTGTTCTAATCGCTCTTCAATCGTTGTTCCGTAATATTTATCCCAGACGCGCTTAGTCATTTTGGTGGACCTTGAAATTCTTCGGAATCAATGGATCGTTGCTATGTGTGGCTATCTACCTCGGCGACGCCCAAAGGTGGAACATCCTGACCAATCGCTAATTGTACGATGAACTTACCGTCGGGCTTCTCGCAGCAAACAATGCGATTCATCAATGGCGAAGCATCCTCGCCCGGAATCGTGAAGTCGGCGCGCCAAATTGTTCCCCAGATTTTGCTTCGTGTCACCAACTGCTTGCCCAATTTCCATCCGCCCTTTGCAATGATGTCAGCCGAATAAGAATGGCAGGCCTTCAAAAAGGAGGCGCTGGCTGTCGCCAATTCCTCGCCCTCAGGCGCAACAGGAGGAGACAATTCGGGGTGGTTCATCTGCGTACTCATCGCTTAGGTGGATAAAGTGTTTCCGCGAATGACGAAAAAGTTGGCCGCTAAACTCGAATAGCAATTCCGGTAGATTTTGAGCTATGCAATGATCTCGTGCAAGCCGGTTAATTACCGCATAGGACCGGGCGATGTCGCGCCTGGACGGCGGAACGGGACCACATAAGCCGCACCATCAGGCCCCCCTTGAAGCACAACTCGAGTACCGTCCGGAAAAGTTATAAGCGTATCCACATTTAGGGCTCGTGGCGATGATCTCAAAGTTTCGATTGTAACATTGCAGACTTTCTCGGCTTTCAAACATGCTTGTCTCATTTCCGGCGAAGTCGAGTTGCCCAGACAAGTATATGCTGCATTGGTACACGCCCAATTTCTTTCGACGATTTGGGTCAATGTTGGGTCGACCGATGGCTGCGATCGATACATCGCCTGATAGAGATTGCGATCGGCGCCAATAGCGTCGCCGAGTTTTTGCTGTTCTAGGAGCGGCGAGAAATTTCCGATTGAGCCGGTGATTAATCCTGTATCCGAAGGCAGCAAGCCTTCTCCAGACGAACCATTGGCCGGCGCCTGCAAGGCGAAAAACCGCGCGTGCAGATCGGGATAAGCCGCCCATAGATCCGCGTCGATGCCTAGCGGCGCCTTCGCAGGCGGCCAATCAGGAAACGCCGCCCAAGGATCATTTGCATATGCCGGCGCTTGCGACGGCGCGTCGGGAAACGCCGCCCACGGGTCACTGTTTGTTTGCAGTGGTGCAGCCTCACCGAACGATGTCGGTGCGGCATACAGTGCACCCATGGGAGGCAATTCGTTGATCGACCACGGCGCGTTGCCCGGCGCCTGCAAGCCGAAAAACCGTGCGTGCAGATCGGGATAAGCCGCCCACAGATCCGCGTCGATGCCTTGTGACGCCTGCGCGGGCGGCCAATCGGGATACGCCGCCCATGGATCGCTTGCATATGCCGGCGCTTGCGACAGCGCGTCGGGAAACGCCGCCCACGGGTCGGCCACGTTCGCGGCTGCAGATGGCGCGTCCGGAAAGGCCGCCCACGGATCGCTCGCGTCACTGAGCGGTCCTTGCGACGAAGGCGCAACGTCGAAAGGGCCGGTCCTGATGTAGATGTTCGGCATCAACCCCCCATCCACCCGCCCTGCCCTTGCCGGCGCCGCGCCGATTTTTTCGGCCGCACTGTCGCCGCCTGCTCGAGACCCATCGCCAAACAGCGGAATGCGTCGGCGCCGTGCGAGGCCCAGTCGTGCACCGGCCGCTCGCGCAGCGTCTGACCTTTTTCGTCGTAATTGGCGCGATAGAGTTTCAGCGCCTCGACGCCGCGCGTAGTCTTCTCCAAATCGAACCAGCATTTGGGCAGAATCAAGCGCGCCGCATTGATGCCGTCGGCGACGCTGTGCACGGGGACGATCGTCGAATTCAACCCGAGCGCGGCGAGCGTTTCCAACCGCGTCTTGCCCGTCCCCAGTTCGCGGGCCTTGGCGTCATGCGGCACCAGATGCCCGCCATAGACATAAGGCTTGCCGCGCACGACGCCGGCGTAATGCGCGAGCTCCACGCCGGAGGATTCGTAATAGTCGATCAGGTGAATCTCGCGCCCGACCATCTGCGCGAACCAAATCGCCGTGGCGTCGGAGATTCCCAAATCCCACGCGGTCCACGTGAGCGCGTTCGGATCGTAAGGAACGCCGGTGATGCGCTTATCGCGCTCGGCATCGGCCATCAGCCTTCCGTAATAGGCGCCGAGGACGGCCGCCTCGAACGAGCATTCATATTCCTGTTCGAACAAGGCGCCGCCCGCGTCGGGGCCGAAGGTGCCCTCGTAATCGCGCTTGATGCGCGCGAGTTGCTCGGCGGAAAAGATGCCGGTCTCGTGCGCGGTCAATTTCTCGCAGAACCAGTCCGGCTGCCGGCGCGCGAACTCGAACAGGCGTTTGCCATGGTTGGGCCCGCGCGGCGTGCCGTTGAAGATCGCCCAACCGCCGTTCTCCTCGAGGATCGGCGACAGGAACGCCCAGGCCTGCGGGTCGGCGAGCGGCCATTCCGAGAACACCACGCCGATCGGCGGCGAGCCGACGAGACTGTTGAAATTGTCCGAGCCCACCACCTGCCATATCGAGCCGTTCCGAAACTCGATGTTCATTTCCTGGTCGCGGGTGCGGGCGCGGATTTCCTTCGGGAAGGCGATGTCGATGCGGCGCGCGCCGCGATGCGGATCGACCGCGCGCCAGATCGCCTTCCGCGCCTGCTCCGCCTCGGGCAGCATGTGCCAATAGGTGCCGGTGCGCGAGAGCGCCGAGACCGCGGCCCAATGCAGGCCAATGTCATCCTTGCCGGCGCGGCGGTGCCAGATCGCGAGCGCGCGCCGGCCGCCGCGCTCGAGGAAATTCCAGATCGAGGATTGATAGCGGCGCGGCGACCATCCGTTAGGAATGCGGATCGTCGGCATACCGCACGATGTTGACGACGAGCGGGCCGCCGTCCGCGCCGGCGTGCTCAAGCTTGTCGCCGTAGAGTTTCGGCAGCGCTTTCGCCAGCAGCCACTTGCGTGCGTCGACGCGGAGCTTCGATCGCTGCACGTGCTCGTTGTTCAGCATGAGCCGCTCCTTGCCGTCGCGGCTCTGCCGCGCCATCCAGTCATTCTCGCCATTGTCGGCGATCTCGATGATCTCGTCGGCCATCGCCTGATAGCCGATCTCGCGGGCGCGCGCGTATTGCGTGAAAAAGCCCTCGACGTCGTCGTTCGCCCAGCGGCGCACCGTGCGCTCGGGCGGCATGTTGCGATCGCGGGCGACCGCGCGGAGCGTGCGGCCGGTGGCGAGCCTCCGGCAGACCTCATCGCCGAGTTTTTTGGTGTAGGTCGACGGACGGCCGCGCGTCTTGGCGCGGCCGGCGTTCGCCGCCTTTGGTTTCTGTGTCATTGCCATCCTATTATCATCGCCGGGCTTGCCCCGGGCATGACAATAAGAGGGCGCGCCGCGATGAGGTAAACATTGAGTGGCTATTTTTTGCGGGCGCGCGAACGGTCCGGGTGAGCGGCTTCGGCCCACCGGGACAGTGAAGAAGTGACGGCAAAAATCAGAACCGCCATGAATAGCGAAAGGCCGCGTAACTTTTCAAGCGTTTCGCCGCGTGGCGATGATCCATATCGCCCGGAGCGCACGCCCGATGCCCCACCACGCGATCGCTGCCAGCGCCGCAAGCGCGAGAAAGAGATCGTTGTAGATATCAAGAACGCCCGAGAAGAAGAGCCCGAGACCCATATCGAGGGCGGTTTCCGTCACGCCAATCAACGCGGCAATGGCCATACTCAGCCAGTACTTGCGAATGATGAGCGCCGCCGCGACGCATAAAACGGCTTTGATCCAGCTCAAGAATAAAGACAGGAACAGCAAGAACGTGAACTCGACGGGACCGGGCCAGTTCATTTTGCGAGTCTAGGGCAGATTAAACGCCCGCGCCATGGCGCTGCCGCGGGCTTTTACAAAAAGACCGCTGTGTGAAGCGCATCACATTCGTCTGGCGCGGGGGAAACTAGATACATGAGGACAATCCGAATCACAGGAGGCCCTCATGTGGAGATTTTACGACAAGTTCAGCGAAGCGGATCGCCGCGTGATTCGTAAATGGCAAGCCGGCATCGCCGCTTTCTACGCCGCGGTTTTCTTCGGGTTTCTCGCCCTCGTGGTCGTCAATCACGAGATCGGCGCCTGGGCCGCGAGCGCCACGCAAGCCGATATGACGGGATTGAAAGCGAGGCCGGCCAGCAATTCCGCGCGGATGACGAGCTTCGCAATCAATACACTCTACCCCTAAAACCTAAAGCCGCCGACGATCGATCGGCGGCGGCTGCGAGGGCGCTTTACCGGCCTCTTTCGCGGTATTATGGCGCAAACGCCACAAGGCTCGCCAGGATTACTTTCGCCCCGCTTTTATCCGCCGCTGTCGAATAGCCTGAAGCCTGAGTTTTTGCTTAGTGTTCAACTTGCCGACCAGAATAGTCGAATAGCCCTTATACGGCGCAAAAAACTCTTTGCACCAAGGCAACTCAATTGTGCGGTCCAAGTCAAAGCGCGTAGCTTGCGGCAGTCCTATTTCTGCCAAATCCTCAAAATTAGTGATGCGAAGATCAAGAGGGCGAAGACCTGTTTTTAGATTCGTTGTGCCGTACGCCACCTCCAACAATCCCTTCATTGTAGTCGAATCCATCCGCGCCCTGCGAACTAGAACAGGTCGCGGAGGTACAGGCCCGGGATTGTTAGGGTCGGTGTGAATCGGAAATAGACACCAAACGATGTCTAGAACTTTAGGAAGCAGCTCGATTGGGTAATAGGTGTATACCGTGGGCATACAACCTTATTACCACGCGGGACCGTCCACAGTCTTCCAATTACCCGATTCAATTTCTTCGCGCACAGATTCGCGAATCCGGTCGAGCTGCTCTTCGCTGGGCTCACCAGAGTAGTTTGCGGGCGGTAGAGACTTTTCCGGCTTCCGTGCGTGTGCGGAGTCGCCTCGCACGACGCGGAGTCGGCGATTAGCTGTCATTGTGAACTCCCCAGCGGCTCATTCTGTGATTCTGCGCCGCTATAGCTTTCAGAGTGGTTGACGGTACCTCGCCAGGTGACAAGGACCAACGCCTTAGTGCACCTAGCGTTCCGAATATGGTAGGGGTGTGACACCAGAGCCACAGTAATTAAATATTTATTTTCAATGGTTTAACGCAATATTCCATATTCTAATGGTACTGTAGGTACTTAGGTTCAAAAATCACCGATTCAAGCCTTTCCTTACAGACCAGCGCCTTTTGGGTACGGTGTATCCATACCGCCTTTTCCTCGTATCTCCAAAGGGTGTTTTTGATTGCATTGGTGACGATCCTCAC